CACTCCCATGTGGAAGTGTGCTGAGGAGCAAAACTCCTCGTTCATCCAATCACCTGTAAACATCCTATCATGGAGTATACAATATGGTGTATCTGGATCTAATCTGGGGCCTACCACGATATGCAGAGATATCTGGCTCTAAGGTTCGTATCCCTTTCGGAATTGACTTACCTTATAGACTTGTTGAGTTCCTTGCTAAGTGGATCTCCAACTCGGGTTGTGAATGGACTGTTAAGAGAATGAAGGCCCTCAATGTTTGGGCTCTACAAATCTTATCAGGAAACCATTCATATACTCAACCTTGGTTTAAAAGAATCACTTATAAAGGCTATGAAATTCCTGATCTACCGATCGTTAAGTTCCTTGTGGATAACCGTTATGATTCATTGAGAATCAGAAAAGTATTCATGGTTCTTAGATCGTACAAACTAGGTACTTGGGGCAGTCCCTCTTTGACCTCGGTGGTGGAAGGCAGTTCTATACCCACGACAGAAGCGTATATCCCACTTTTAACTAAGTATGTTTCTCTACCGAAGGTTCCAGATTCAGTACTGGAAAGAACGGAAGTGATAAACACTCTTAAAAGGTGGGCAGACGATCAAGGTAAAACCCATCCAGGACCTTATGCCCTTCTTGATGAGGAGTACCCGGCTGAAATCCGGTTTCTCTTTCAAGAGAAGAACTCGGATCCTTGGTGTCAGGGTCGCTTAACTGCAATTCCAGATAAAGGAAAATGGAGGACTATATTAGTAGGCCATTACGCTGTCCAGTTAAAGACCAAGAAATTGGCCGATTGGCTTCGTAATTGGCTCTGGAAACAACCGGAGTGCGCTTCAGGTGATCAAGAAGTGATGCGAAACTTTATGGTTAAGTCCCTTTCTCAGGGTAGAACCATGTTATCGATCGACCTCTCATCAGCTACTGATCGACTCAGTAGGGAGTTCCAGATAAATCTACTACACCATATGGGTGTTCCTAAAAGGTATTTTAACTTTCTCGAGCTCCCCTTTTTCTATGACCAGAAATTCTTTGGTCAAAGTGGAGACGGACTCGCTAAAGGAAAATACAAACAAGGACAACCAATGGGCTTATACCTCTCTTTCCCTATGTTCGAACTAGCTCATTACGTCATTCTGAAATTCGTGACGGCTACAACTGATGCCGAATTTCGAGTTTTAGGAGATGATGTAGTGATCTCATGTTCACCAACCGATGCTGCTAACCTATATTCGCGGTATGAGAATCTCATTACCCGATTGGGTGGTATCATCGATAAGTCTAAGAGTCTGATATCAGATCTTCTCGCTGAAGGAGCGGGGTGTCTAACCCTGAAAGGAAACCAATCGAAAATATGGATTCCCTCAGGACACATTTCCCTCATTGAGGCACAGTTGAAAGGCACGTGGTTAAACCAACAGATCACCAATCAAACTCCGATAGGAATGGCTATATCCTCCTCCTGGTTATCAACTCAGGAGAATATGGAGTATACCCATGATCACCGTAGACGATTGAATGAACTGCTTGTGTTGAATGATCACTCTGACTTTTCGGTTGAAGCTCTGAGGTACCTAGGTTCTCATAGAATCGAACCTGTAAAGTGGAAATCATGGGAAGACCCTCCATCCCAAATTGGTCTTGATAAACCAAGATTTGAGGTGGACGAGGGCCCAGATCCTGAACCAGTAAGGTACAGGTGGACTTCCAAGGCTCGGTACCGTGAAGCTCAGGTCTCAACAAAGATCATTTCCCTATATAAAAGTTATTTAAATAAGGATAAAACCAATGAAGAATAAACCTGTTTCTACCAAAAGAACGTATGCGAAGAGTGAGCTATGGATACTGATCCTCCAGGAGGCCTTCAAGAGAGATCTAACTTTGTTTAACCAATTGGTTAACCCAAAAGAAGGTTTCTTCTATGATAACTCCAAGGCCTTGGCTGACTGGACTTTTACGGTCGTCCAAGAAGATGGCGTATCTACGCTCATTGTCAACAAACCGGTTAAGAAAACTTAAGAAAGATTTTAGGCTCTCTTGATCTTCCTGTCGGTTTAAGACGGAATGTATCAGGATTGTCCAACCTCCTTATAGGATGAGTTGGTACCTAAACCCCAAATGGTTTTCGCATCTACCCTTAGGTAGGAAAACCCCTTTAA